AGATTGTCTTAAAGCATTTAAAGTTGCAAGACTTATCTCTTGACCTTGAGCAAGTAACTGATTAGCCTTATCAACTACACGATTAGCGTGTTCAACGTTACCCCATACCTGACGAATTAAGTTTTCTGGTTTAGCAAGTTGACGCCACGCTGCTGACATAGCAGCATCTGATGCTTCACCAATTGCTTTACCAATAGTTGTAGGTTTTGAATAATCAATATCAAGTGGTTGAATAGGAACCATTTGGTCAAGATATGCACTCAATGTTCTTTCTAAATCTGTTTGTTTAACAGCACCTGCAGCAGCCAGTCTTTGTGCCTCTGGACTTGGTAAGTATCTATTAACATATGAAATAGAATCATCAACAATTTGAGTTAGTTCATCTTCGCTACGTCCCATATTAAATGCGTAAGATTTACCTTGACGTGTAGTTGCCCATTGTAGTAACTCTTCACGAGATGCACCACTTAAAATTTGGTCAACTAAAATGTCGCCTCGCATATAGTTATTAACTACATAAGTTAATTCAGGGAAATATAATGGGTCTGCAACATTTGTTATAGTAGAAGGACTCTTGCGGAATATGGTATTTATATTTGCAACAACTGCTTTATTACCAAGAACTTCAAGTGTTCTAGTACTGTTGTTTGCAATTTCACTAAAGTATCCATCACCAAGATAGTTTTCATTGGTAAATGATGGGAACTCAACCTTTTGTCCATTAGCAAGAACTCGTGTTACAGTCTCTGGCATTAAAGATTTACTCTCATAGCGACCTTCAGATACCTTAAATAATCTGGCTCTTTCTTGTAATTTAGGGTCGAGTTTTTTTAAAACTTCACCTATCTCATCATAAACTTTAGCAATCTGAGAATCAAGAACAGTTAATTCAGGGGCAAGAATATTAATCTTATTAGTTGCCTCAAGGACTAATGCCTCAGCCTTAGCAATTAATGATGCATTACCCTTATATGCTTGCTCAATCCTTTTAAATGTATCTTTGTATTCTTTACCAGGAGTAATATCTTTTACTCTTAAAGATTGTAACTCATCTGAAGGAATATTATCTTTTAAAGTTTTTATTCTACGACTTAAGTTGTATATGGAAGGAACATCAACTGGCTTGCCGTATTCAACTGTCCAACGATTAAAGTTTGTTTCAATATTCTCAACAACTTTTTCGGCTGCACGTAAATCTTCTCTAACTTCATCAGCCCAGTCAGCCTTGGTCTTAGGTGATACGCCAGGAGTATCTCTAAAGAAATTTAAATATTGTGCATAGGTTTTATCACGAAGGTTCACCGCTTGGTTATACTCTTCTGATAAAGCCTTTATCTCACGTTGAATTTCTTTTTTAGCACTTGGCAATATAGTCTTTGCTTTTTCAATATTTCTCATAGTGAAGTTTGCTGTATTCTTTATCATTTGTTTTGAAGCAGTAGTTACCAATGCTTCAGCAAACTGTGAACCAGATGCCATAGTTGCTGACAACATAGGTTCAAATACAGAGTTTTTAGGAATATATGAAAAACGGTATAACTGTGCTAGTGAGAATGCTTTGTTACCCATCTCAAAAACAGATTGGGCTGCATCTTTAGTACCACCAAGAGTCTTTTGTACTGTGCCAGCAACTACATTCTTTTCTGCTCTAGCAGCACGGGCAATCAATTTATCTAACTCACCAAAAGGTAACATAGGCATTGAGTTTTGTAGTTGACGTTGAGTCTGTGCATTAACTACAAGTCGTGTGCCAGTTGGGTCCATTGCGTTTCCGTGTTGACGCAATTCTCCGTGTACAGCCTTAACATTTTGCATTGAAGTATTAACAAAAGAATCAATTACTTCAGTATTATAGTAACCTCTTGAATATGCAATAGTTCTAGCCAATGCTATATTAGCATCATCAATAACTTTAGCACGAGCACCATCTGTGGTAGCGGAAACAAACTTATCAATTAATTCTCTACGATATTCAGAAACAGTTTTTGGTATTAATTCATCTGTCATAATTAATTTTTCACCACGTCTAAATAATGGAATATCATCAAAGACGGAAATTAATTCATCTACACCATTAAGAGGACGTAGACCTGAGTTAGTTACAAATCCCTTTGGCATCATAGTTCCAAAGTTTCGGATAAGAACTGTGGCTGCGCCACCTACACGTCCACCTAGTACTGTTTGAGTAAGCCCGCCAACGTTTGAAAAGTCACGTTCTAACCTTGCTGTCTTAAGTTGACCAGCCCTTGTGCGTGATGCAGCATATGCAGTTTTGCCAATTACAGGCTCCATTGGTTTGTAATTCTTACCAAAGAATCTAGGGCTAACCTCAAGAAGATTAGTTGCAGGATTTAATTCTTCTTTTAAAAATGCATCATAAATTTCTTGATGCTTTGGGTCTTTAGCAATAGCATCATCATATGCTTGATTCCAACGATTACGTTGCTCTACTGTATAAGTAGGTAATTTGTTATTTGCTATGTAGTAGTTTTGAACTTCTTCAGTTCCTCTACTCATATACCAAACATCATCAAGTCTTCTTGCGCTAGCAAGACGGTCAATTGCGGGACCCCAACCTTTATCTGCTAGTAATAAATCACGAACAAACGCTGGGTCTGTTGTCTCTCTTACTAAAGCAGGAAGTCTTGGGTTTAAAGTATACGGTTTTAGTATATTAGTAATATCAATAATATTACTTGAGTTAGCAAGGTTTTCAATATCTTGACCAAATACAGTCAATGCACCATCTTGACCATTACTTGCTTTAAATTTAATGTGGTCGTCAGCCAGTTTTTCTAATTGAGGTAGGGCATTAATATCCCCAACACGAATCTTAGTACTTAATCCAGCAGCAGTTAAAAGGCTTTTTGTTATAGCAGCAAAGCCCCTGACACCTTTATCAATAGCAACGTTTTTAATTATTAGGTCGTTTATCCCACTAACCCATTTACCAACAACATTGTCTTGAAAGTTTTCTTTAACATCTTGGTCATTCCATAAATCAACTTCATCTAAATCAATTCCACCAAGACCAAGAATACCAGCCTGAAGAGATGGTAAAACTGGAATCATTTGTGCTTTAGTTAAAGATACACCAAGAGAAACACCTTTACTTACAAGCACTTTTTGTCCATTTATAGTTTCATACTTATCACCAGTACGACTGTAAGCATCAACTATATCTTGTGGTTGGAAACCTTTACGAAATTTTTCTGTTTCATATAATGGACTATTAGGGTCGGCAAGTAAAAATGCTGTAGAAATAGGACGTGCAACAATAGGACTAAACACATACTCTTCAGCCTTTTGAGCCACATTCATAATTGGGTCAACTGGTTTCATAATTGACTGGTCTTGTGAAAGAATTCCAGCATTTTTCATAGACTGTTTTATGCCAGCCTCTGATGCTAAGTTTGCAGCAGCAGCAATTTCTGGTCTACTTTTAGCAATTGTTCCAGCGCCAATTGAAGCACCAGCCTGTAATACTGGAGATAGAAGACTTCCAGTAAAAGCACCTAAACCTTTTCCAAGTGATTTAGTTGTATCTAAAAAATCATTCCATAAAGACATTATTGCACCGTCCCTGGCTTAAATGTAGATGGAGAGCCACCCTGAACTTCATCTTCAGTAATAGCCAGTATGAATCTATCTCTATCGTTTGTAGATTCCCAGGGTACCATTGATAATGATAATGCAATTCCGAAGTTATCGTAACCTAATGAATTAGCAAACTTATCTAAATGGTCAAAGAAAGAATTTTCTACCCATTTCACAATATCTGTGCTTTCAAATAGTTAACTAGTTCCTTATATGAGTCAGGTGCACCAGGTAATCTAGTTGCTTGTAGTAAATCTGGTATATATTTTTTAATTAAGGCTAAGTCTTGTGATTGATTAATTGGACTAGTAAGACGTGCAGGAAGTGCTGACTCATCACGTCCACGACCAATTGCTACACCATCAGAGATAGGTAAATCACCATTATATTCAGCATCTAGTGGGGTAAAAGTTCCCATAAGTTCATCTAATGGATTACCAGTAGGAACTTGTTTTATAGATGCTGGTGCTGGTGCTGGGGCTTTTGCCAATTTCGCACCTTCTTTCTGTTCTTTAATTTGTTTGTTTACTCCATATGGGAAACCTGAGTAATTTTTACCAGATTGTCCGTCGCCACCCATAGGATTAATATTTGCTGGGTTATTTTGAGGAGCATCTGGACGGTCACCACCACGATTCTCTACAGGTTGTGCTGTTACCATTGCATCCTCCTACTTCGTAAATTGTGTTTTGATATTTGCGGTCCCACCGCACCATATGTTGTATTGAATTGCTATGTTAATTGCTTTTTTAGCAACACTTGTTGCTTTAGCGTGAGTTCTACGTTCCATATCCATTGCTGCTAATGCACCAAGGGCTATTCCACCACCAGAACCTATGCCGTATAAGCCTTTATCATCACGCATATATCCATAATCATCACTAATTTGATATAACTTTCCATTAAAACAAACTAATGCATCCCAACCTGAATCATCATCATTCTTAGTTTTAGGTGTTGGGTCATAACCCGCCTCAGTTAATGCTTGTTTAATAGATGGCAAAACCCTAATCATCATAAATCTATCTGGGTCTTGAGTTTTAATTACCTTTGGTGGTTGCCATAGGTTATTAAGAATATCTCCTGCTATTGCATCACCTGCAACTGCAACTAAATACTCACCAACTTTAACTATCTTGTCGCAACCTTTGGCTATATACGGTCTATCTGTATATGTGGTCATAGTATCTGCGCCTAAAACAGCCCAGCCGTTACCTTGAATACCTACAATTGCTGTCATAGTCCCCCACTTAAATTATCTTCTGGCTATTGTTCTCACACTAGCGTTTGCTTCACCACCTGATGTAAGGCTTGAAAGAATACTCATAATGTCTGGCGCTGGTTGTCCACCTTCAGTTATTTCAGGAGGAAGAGCGCCTCCTGTTAGGACGCCAGAGGGAGCAGGGGACGTTTGCTCAACCATAGAAGGGGCAGCCCCAACAGGAGGAACTTGTTCTGCAGGTGCTGGCTCAGGCGTAAATACTTCTTGAATTGCATCTTCAAGTGCCATACCACGTTGACGCATCTTAATAACTTCAGCAATTTGTTTAACAATTGCAGATGCATCTTGTCCTTGTGTAGCCATTGCAGGAATTGCTTGGGTGTATGCAGTTAAGGAACCAAGCAAAGCCTGGCGCATACTCTCAACTTCAATTTTTTCCAACTCTTGTGTTACGTTTACGCTAAATGGCAACTCACGCATAGCCAAATCTTTAGAGATTAAGCCACCACCAAGTGCTTGTAGCATAAAAATAAGTCCCTGTGCTGGGTTAAGACCAGCCAACATTCCATAACGAACATCTGCTGAGTAGTCACCCTTGATGTCTTTTACTGGATTGTAAGTAATTTCATATGGTGAACCAGCATCTACACCACGAATTGTCTTCTCTGCTGGGAAAATTCTTTCATCAATCTCAAAACAAATCTGAATTACATCACGTAATGCACTTGCAAAGATTGCTTGGGCTGATTTAACCTGTGTATCAAAGGCACCCATAAGGGCTTGTACACCTTGACCAGTTACAATTGATGCATCAATGTTTCCAGTACGTCCTTCTGGATAACGTGCACCAACTCTAAGTTCTTGATTTAATAATGTTTGCTCAGTAAACGCACCTTGTGGAAGGGTAAGTTCTACACGGCGGACACCACCAGGTGTGGCTGTGCGGATAATCGCATCTCCACCAAGTTGTAATTCGTTAACATCAGCAGGTACAACAATAGGAGCCTGTACAGATTTCTCTGCTGCTTCCATTGCAAGTAAGGCAAATCGGTTACGAAGTAACTGAATACCTAGGATGTCATCAAATTGTCCACGCATTTCACCATCAACAGATGGCTTACGGGCTACAACAACCATCATCTTACCTAGAGGATTCTTAGCCTCTGATAAAACTAAATTTTCTTTGGTTGGCAAATAGATAACAGACTGGTCTTTATCGTAATAGCGAATCATTTCAATCTGAGCGTTAAGGTCTTGCTCATAGCGTAGTTTGCCTAGGAGTTGATACTCATACTCAGGGAATAACGAAACAAGTTCGCCCAAGGTCAGCATATATCTTTTAGCAAATGCAACACAGCGTCCATAGCGGTCAAACTCAGGGTAAGCACCAATTGGGTTTTCTAGGCGGATGCGTGGCATCTTTGCTTCTTCATCCAGTTCAATAATGAACGGGAGGAAACCATATGTGATATACCAATCAGCACCTTGGTACATCTGTACTGACAAATCAGAGTGATTAAAATAGTTTGATGCTATACGTGTACGGGTATCTGCAAACTTACGGGCACGGTCTTTAACAGCATTAGCAGCAGAACAGTTAACTGCTGGTAGTGGAGCCATAACCTCAGAAAGGTCACGGGCTACAATGTCAACAAAGTTTGCTACTACGTTTGTATCAACGCCCTCTGGAAAGAAATCAGGATAGACGGAAGCAATGTCTCCCTTGCGAACCGCAAGAACATCTTGTGCACGAGAATCTCTATCTACAGCACGATAGCGTAAAGACTGAACTCGTGCAGTAATTTGCTCAATTGATAAAGCCATTTATATCCTAACCGTAAGTATCTTGCCATTGCTCTGCAATAGCGTCGTCTAAATTAATCGTGTATCTACCTTGCATTTGTCTTCTTGTTGCCCAGCGATTATTTGTATATGAAGTCAAGCCTGAACTCTTCTGCATTAACTCACGAACCTTGATAACTGCAAACCATAAAGCCATTACGCAGTCGGTGGCATTTCTAGTCTCAGGCTTCCAAGTGATTAACTGTTGGACTAACGCCTTAAGACCTTCAGAGCCTTCATTACTTGGTAGTTCAATTAAGTTGTTATCTTGGAATCTGCCATCTCGCAGGTTTCCAAACAGGGCTGCCATAGATGCTACACCGAAAGATGTATCCCATTTGTTCTTGCCAGTAAAGTGTGAGTTTAATTGGCAACCGTGTGCTGCTAGCCAGTTTCTTAACTCATCATCTAGGGCGTAAGCCTTCTGGTGAGCGTTAATCTCAATACGTAATTCTTGTGGTTTAAATCTTTGAACCCACTCTTCAATAAGTTCTCGAATCTTAAAAGGTGTAGGTTCGGTCATATTGGCACAATCTAAAACATAAATCTTGCCATCTGCTTTATTGTAAGTAACTGCAACGGCTGCGGTAGCACCAGCCATAGCGGGGTCTAGCCCTATGATGGTATATGCCTCAACATTTTTTGGATGACCAGGTGCCCCAGGTTTTAGCGGTCCACGCTTTCGCATTCCGTTGACACATCCTGCGACAGAGCCTGGTGCAAAGATTGCGTCTTGGGTAACATCTTCTTGTTGGTAGACCATAGCCCAGACACTCGGAGCAACTTCAGACCGCCTTGTAAATAACGCGGGTCCATCCCATTTTGGATAAAGTCCATTTTCGTCCACTTCATCTTGGTCACCTTCGGCTCTATCAGTTTTCGCCCAAAGGGTTTTCCAGTTTTCTGGTTTCTCATCAAACTCTAAAACGGCTGGCATTGCACAATATGTAAATGGCGATTTGCCACCAGTCCAGTTTGAACCATCTCGTATCTGTTTATATAAATCTATAGGGGCGACACGGGTTCCAACTATAAGCAGTTTTCCGTGCCGTCCCAAACGTGTGATAACTTCCTTTTGAAGCCATTCAATTTGCTTTTCCCACTCGTGGGCATTTGAGTTCATCACAACATCATCTAGGATAATCAGGTCAGCACGTGCACCGTAAATCTGAGACCCAAATCCTAAAGCCTGTACCGTAGGGTCTTTTTCGCCAGAGTCTCGTCCAGCACCTAGGTAAATCATATCTGCTGACCAAGTAGGTGAGTCAGCCTTGTATCCGCCGTTTGGACCAAATGCCATCTGTAACTTAATCCAAGATGGGTGGGACATACGGGTCTTTATCGCACTTAAAAATTTTCTAGCCATACCCTGAGTTTTAGAAACAATAATGATTCTAACATTTGGGTCAGTTGCAATTCGGTAGGTTACGTAGTTAATCGTAATCACCGTTGACTTGGCGTGTTCAGGAGGAACGTTAATTAAAACACGGTTCGCCGCTCCTGGTTCGTAAATCATAGCGGGTGGAATCCAACGCGGCTCGCGTCCTTCAATTAAGTCAATCCAGTTTAACTGGTGAGGAAATAGTTTAGTTTCTAAGAACTGCTCAGAGAATTCGGGGAAGGTAATACCCTTAAGGTTAGATAGGTCAGCCTTGACACCCTTACCCGCAAGGCGGGCTTTGTCGGCTAAATCTTTAAACTCAGGTTGGTTCATTGACCATTGGCGGAAGGTTACTTCATTCCTACCAACAGCCTTCATAGCATCAGTTATGGTTGAGCCTTGGCTCAGTAATTCCAGAACTTGCTTCTGGGCTGTGTCCTTTGAGATGTTTTGTATCCCAGGTTTCCTACCCATACGTCTCCCCTTAAAACATAGATTAAACGCCCCTACCAAACGGGCAGAATACCCCCATATATATTATTATATATATTATATATATACGTCGCGTAGCCCGCAGGAAGCGGAGCGACGCTCCTATAAATATATAAATATCTATACATATAAGATAACCTGTTCAAATCGTAAAACCGAACATATTTATACAAAGTATTTTTAAACAGTCGCCCTCTGGCGACAGAAGTATTGATTTATACTACTTATGGGGGGATATAACAGAAATATTTAGGGTGAGTATACTTACATAGTAGTAAGCGTATTTAAACA